ATGTCGATGACCAAAGAAGAAGCGGCTGCACTGACAGCCGAAAATGAGGCGATGAAGCAGAAGTTCGCCGCTATGGAAGCTGAAACGGCTGACATGCAACAAAAATTTACCGCCTTGCAGGAATCTACCAAGGCAGCCGAAAAGGCAGCCCGTGAAACTGCAATCACAGCACTGTTCTCTGAAACAGGCATTGAACCCGATGACGCACAAAAAGAAGCCATGCTGGCTATGAACAATGAACAGTTTGCGGTGGTCGCAGACCTGATGCGCAAAGCAAAGCCAGCTGCACCAGCGAATCTATTCAGCGAATCCAATATCACACAGCCTGAAGGTGGTGAAGATCCACTCATGGCCGGAATGCAAGCTGCTTTAGAAGCAGAGCAGGGAGCGTAAACCATGCCAAAGAATAACGGATTTAATGAAGTTGCATTTCTCAATGACACCATGCTTGCCGGTGATGATTATAACACATCAAGTGAACTTGTAGCCGCTGCAAGCATATTACCTGCCGGTCAGATTGTTGGCCGCGTAACCGCAACGGGTGATGTTGCAGTATATAACGCAGCCGCCGCCGATGGCACACAAGCCGTTTACGGCATCCTTGCTGAAGCAGTGGACACCACAGCCGGCGCATACCGTGCCACGGTTTATCTATCCGGCGCATTTAAAGAAAAAGCATTGCTGCCCACGGTTACACCTGCCATCAAAGACGCATTACGCGCCATCAATATCTACACCGTAGCATCGGTATAAGGAGTTATTATGCCATTAGGAATTTTTGAACCACGCCGCTTGATCGGCTTAATGAATCAGACTAAACCCAAGTCCTCTTTTTTACTGGACACCTTCTTTAAGAATCGCAGGTCACATGATACACGCTCAGTCGAGATTGATATTATTAAAGGTCGTCGTCGCTTGGCTCCATTTGTATCGCCTTTGTCGAAAGGTGTGCTGGTCAATCGTGAAGGCGCAACCACACGCACAGTCACCATGCCATATATCAAGCCATATATTGCAACCCGTGCCGGTCAGGCGCTGGATCAGAAGGGCGCAGGTCGCACAGTCTATCAACAGACACCGCAGCAACGCATCAATGCTATTTTAGCAAAAGATATTGTCTTGTTGCGTGATATGGTTGATCGTCGTGAAGAAGCCATGGCCGCTGATGCACTGGTTAATGGTAGCGTGACAGCAGTTGGTGAGGGCATTGACGTAAAAGTCGATTTCCTGCGCCCTGCAAGCCACCATGTGATCAACACAGGCACAGCGAACGCATGGGATGCTGCCGGTGTTGATATTCTGCAGCAGTTGCGCACTCACGCTCGTACTATTGCCAAATCATCCGGCTTGAATCCGAATGTGTGCGTGATGGGTAGTGCTGCTGCTGATGCATTGATCAAATTTGTGGAAGCACAGCCATCGGCACGATTGAACAGCACCAAGCTTGAATCAGGCCAGATTACACTCAATGGCCTACAGCACGGCGCAACCTACCTTGGCAATATTCAGGGTGTTGATTTTTACGAATACAACGAGTGGGCAGAAGATGTCGCCGGTGTTGAGCAGCCATTGCTTGCGCCTGCACAGGTGATCTTTGGATCAACCGAAGGCGAAAGCATGGTGCATTATGGCGCTATCGAAGATTTGGCAGTGGGTTCTAATTGGGCTACACCATATTTCGTGAAATCATATGTTGAAGAAAATCCATCTGCACGCTTCCTTTTGGCGCAGTCAGCACCATTGCCTGCCCTGCACCGGATTGAATCCATCATGAGTATTACAGCACTGTAAATTATTCTAGGGCGGCTCTATGCCGCCCTATTACTTTTCAACATCATAAAAGGAGCCTCGCTATGGCTGTAAAAATAACCCAAAAATGCACGCATGACGATAAAGAATACGATATTGGTGACGTGGTGAAGAAGGTCGCAGTCGCCAAGGCATTGGTTGCCGCTGGTGTGGCTGAAGAAGTCACAGCAAAAGATACAGCTGAAGAATAAACCATGGGCTATGCCACCAAAGCCGACATGATTGCTATGTTTGGCGATGCCGAAATAGTGCAAATCACAGATCGGGCGAATATCAACGTGTTGAATGATGCTGTATTAAATACAGCACTGGGTGATGCCTCTAGCGAGGCGGATGCGTATCTGCCTGTTGTGCCCACGACTGCGAGCCGTGCACTGGTTCGGCATGTGGCAGCGATAGCCCGCTTTATGCTTTGGAAAGATCGCGCCAGTCAGGAAGTGCGTGATAGATATGATGATGCGATTGCATGGCTCAAGTTGGCAGCAAAGGGAACGGTAAAGTATGGCGATTTGCCGGTGTCGGTCACTGCGCAGCCGGGTGTGCCTCAATCCAAATCACTGGTGTTGAACCATGAACAGTATCAGGTGAAGCGTTTGGGCTTTCCTGCTCTGTGGCGTGGCCTGTGAAGCTTTCTTTATTGATCGATCATATCAAAGCAACCGTGCCAACGGTGAAAGGCCATGTGCAGGGTATTATTGGATTGGCCGAAATCGGCAACAGCTCGCCATCGTTGGATCAGCAGTGCTTTGTACTTCCTCTTAAAGAATCAGCCGGTGGCAATATGATCGATACGATGGCTGTGCGGCAGCGTGTGACTACCGTGATCGGGGTAGCTGTATCTATTCGCAATGTACGTGATGCACGCGGCGAAGCCTCGCACGATGGCGGTTTGGATGCCGTGCGTACTGAATTGATGAGCGCGATCCAAGGTTGGACACCGCTTGATATGTACGGCGTATTTACATATGCCGGTGGAGAATTATTGCGCATGGAAGCGGGTGCAGTGATTTGGCTGTTTCGTTTCCAAACTGAACATTATGAATCAAGCATATAAATAGGAGTGAAGCCATGGCAACAGGCGGCAGTTACGAAGTGGACAAGAAAACCGGCAAGGAAATATTGAAATCATGCACCAAGGATGATCATGCCGAGGGCAAACCAGCCAAGAAAAGCGGAGGTAAGGCTAAATGATTCGTGCAGCGAAGAAATTACTATTGGCAAAAATTGAAACAACATACGGCACGGATTCTGCGCCCACCGGCGCAGCTGATGCCGTACTGGCACGAAATATCACTTTAACCCCGCTTGAAGGCACGGAAACACCACGCGATGTGGTGCGTACCGGCCTTGGTGGCCCATCCAATATGGCAATGGCGGGATTAAATGCCAAGCTTGAATTCGATATTGAAGCAGCAGGATCAGGAGCAGCCGGAACAGCGCCGGCATGGGGCGCATTGATGCGAGCCTGTGGCTGGAAGGAAACCGTAAGCGTCGGTGTGAAGGTTGATTATACGCTCGTATCTGCGGGTGAAGAAAGCATCACGATGGGCTTGTACCGCGATGGCGTGCTGCATAAAATGACCGGCGTGCGTGGCGATTGGAGTTATAAGCTGGCCACCAATGGTGAATTGCTATTGCACTTCGCCATGACTGGTAGCTATGTTGCTATAGCAGATGCAACGCTTCCCGCTGGTAGTTTTACAGGCTTTAAGGTTCCTGTGCCGGTGGATGCTGCGCACAGCTCCACATTCACCATCATGGGCTATGCCGCCGCCCTTAAATCACTCGATGTACAGCGCGGCAATGATGTGCAATACCGTAATCTGGTGGGGGTATCGCGTGTTGATATTGTTGGCCGCAAGATGAGCGGATCGGCAGTGATCGAAGAGCCATTGATTGCCGCCCATAATTTCTACAACGATGCCATCAACGCCACATTCGGCGCATTGAGCATGATTCACGGCACGGTAGATGGAAACATCATCGAAATAGCCAGCTCACAAGTGCAGATCGGCAAGCCAACCCTTTCAGATGATCAGGGCATCAGCATGCTCAATCTGCCATTGATCTTATCGCCATCGCTCAATACAGGTGATGATGAACTCACCGTGACGGTCAGATGACCAGAGATTGGGAGTGCATTCGCGCCATCTTGATAGCTCTGGAGCAGGAAAGCGAGACAGAGGCGTTTTTACTTGCCTCAGATGTGCCGGGCTTTGCTGAAGATAAGGTGACTTATGCCATGCTGTTGCTGGATGAGGCGGGATTAATCTGTACGCAGCAACGCCGCTATGCCACCGCTCCTATATCGGTAAACGCGGTACGTATGACATGGGCAGGCCATGAATTGCTGGATTCGATTCGATCACGTCCTGCATGGAATAAAATCAAGCAGTACCTTTCCGATGAAGCCCTACCAATAACATTGGAAGGGCTTAAAGCGGCAATATCTGCCGTGATACGCATATCTACAGGAGAATAACTATATGGCATTCCAACTCGATGTTTCCGACATCTACGCATGGCCGGTTGAAGTGGCTATTGTCAATGAAAAGGGAGGCCGCAAAACAATGGGCTTCACCGCTCTTTTTAAGCGCATGCCACAATCTGAAATTGATGCAGTGCTTGAACGTGCTGGCCAGAATGACATTACCGATCAGGAATTGGTGGATGATGTAATGACTGGCTGGAAAGGGGTTAAGGATGGCAAGGATGATGTTGCATTCAATGCCGCCAACCTTGCGGCAGTCTGCGAAATCGCCCCAACGCGCATGCGTATTCTCGAAGCGTGGTCGGTCAGTGTTTCAGAGGGTGTGAGAAAAAACTAATCGAGGTCGCCCGCGCTTGGGCGCGGGGCGGCCATGAACCATTGGATGATGATGATAAACTGCTATTGGGCGAAACTGCTGCTGCATGTGAAAGCGAATCTAGCACG